AAGGAGGCAATATATGATACAAGCATAAAGGCAAGCATTGACCCCCCTAAACATGAAATAACATTAAATTTAATTAAAGATAATGAACAAAATTTAATTGAAGAAAAAAAAGAAAGTGAGGAATAAAAAAAATGGGAATAACAACACAAAAGCATATTAATATTATTGATGAGTTAAGAGAGAGAGCGATTAGAGATAAGGCGCAATTAAACGGTTCTTTACTACCAGACGAAAAGGATAGGTTTACTGTAGCCATTGATGGGTTAGAGGCAACTAAAAAGCGGATGATGATTGATTTGCTTGAACAAGAAAAACAAAACGTAACGGAAGAATTAGATAAATTAAATGCTTGATACAGTTTTGAATGATCTATGGAATAGTGTTGATTTATTAATTACACTATTTATTTTTACAGTGGCGGTTGGTATAAATCTTCTTTTTGCTTTTCGTGTGATGTATTTGGTTAAGAAAAACGAAGACCCAATACAAGTATTTAAGAAATATGAGGACAATGGAACATTGCGAGACGTTCTTATCAATCAAAAGGAATACGACGAAATCAATGGCATTTAAGCTCAGACTGAATACGCGTTATACGCTTGATGATGGTAATGAGTATGTTTTAATTGGCACGACAGGCAACGAGACAGAAAGTAAAAATAAATGCGTGGTTCTTGTGGATGATGTGAACTGGAAGCGTAAAAAATTAAAGGTAGAGGATTTTTTTAAACAAGTGAAATGAAAGTCTCACTCAACTATAACCAGTCAGTCATATTTAATACTGTTTTTAATGAAAATATGACAATGAGAAAAGATTGCCCTAGAGAGATTGCTTTCTGGGGTGGTTATGGTTCAGGTAAGAGCTGGGTAAGTATATTATTGGCTTATTATTTATGTCACTATCACGAAGGCGTACAGTTATTAATGACACGTTACAGTTATCGACAGCTAAAAGATACGTGCATTGTTCAGTTTCTTGAGGCGTTCCCACCAGATGAATACGGGTATACCCATATGAAAGCCGATCATGAGTTCCACTTTGGTAATGGAAGCAAAATTATTTTCAGATCGTTTGATGACCCACGCAAGATTCTTTCTAGTAGTTACGATGCGGTTATTATGTGTCAGGCCGAGGAATTGAAAGAAGAACACTTTTTAGGTGCGTTAGGCCGTATGAGAGGTACAGCATTACCAGTTAAGTTAATATTTACAGAGGGCAACCCTCGTTATGGATGGTGTAAAAAGCGTTATCATGACAATGACCCCCCAGAGGATTGTTTATATATCAGAGCTACGACATACAGCAACAGAAAAAACCTACCCAAAGACTATATAAAAAATATGGAAGAGAACTTCCCACCAAGTTACATTCAACAGTTTTTAGAGGGTAACTGGGATTCAACACAGAATGCGGTCTATGACCAATTAATGACTCATCACATTATACCTAGACAACAGATACACGATCATTGGTATAAGTGTATCGGGCTAGATCATGGAACACGTGTTGATACTAGCATTGTGTTTATGGCGAAGGATGAGTCAGGGCGTATTTATACATATGATGAATGGCACAAACCACAACCAACAATAAATGAAATTGTCCAAGCGTGTAACAGATACGGACCAATGCCGATTATCGCGGATTACAGCATGAAAGTACAAGATCGTGACTATGGCTCATGGTGGCGGGACTTACAATCACATGGCTTAAATTTAATAGAGGCAGTCAAAGAGAAGTCAGGTAATATCTTATTGGTAAATCAATTATTGTTTCAAAACAAACTATTCTTTTTCGATAACATTCCATACGTTATAGATCAACATAAAAATTATATGTACGTGGACAAACTACATGCTAACGATGATCAGTTCAAGGTTGTAAAAAAGAATGATCATTCATGTGATGCGGTTCAATATGCGGTTAGGCATTTAAAAAATGTTGAAGTTAAGAATCCAAGTGCAAAGTGGGCATTGGTTAATGATGGACCAACACTAGACGATTACGTGAAAGGGAGAGCTTAAAAATGAGTTGTACACAAAATGAAATTTTAGATGAGATAGCAAAGAGTTCGTATACAGATGATAATGGTGATTATTTAAGATGCTTGAATAATTCTACACATAAAAATTGTAAAAATTTTATGTTAAAAGTAGTAAAAAAAGAACTAGAAGATAATTGGAATCTTAACTCACTTTTTTATGCTTCTAAAAAATTAAAAAATGATGTTGATTTTTTGTTGCAAGTAGCAAAATTAATTAAATCAGTTAAATGTCATACAACCAGTGGTTATGAATTATTAGAATATGCTGAGCCTAGTGCAGATACAATAAATAAAATTACAAATTGTAAAAAAACATTAATACAATTTTTAGAATTAGGAGTTCCATTATTAGATAAAGCATCTCAAAAATTTTTAGACAATAAAGATGTAGTGATGGCATCAGTTAAATATAATAAAGGCACTTTAACATTTGCATCAGATAGATTGAAAAATGATGAAGATGTTGTGCTAAATGCAGTAAGTAATGAATTTACAGATTTCATGCTTGCGTCTGATAGGCTTAAAAACGATAAAAAATTTATTATTAAATGTTTAAAAATATCTGGGGGAGTATTGCAATTAGTTGCAACGAAATTTAAGTCTGATAAAGATGTAGTGACGCAAGCGATAAAAACTGATTATTGGGCAATACAATATGCATGCTCTATTTTGCAAAATGATATTGAGCTTAATTATTTAGCGTTTAAAGATAACATAGAGAACTTTCATATAGCAACCCCTGATATAAAGCTTAAAGCTCTAGAATTTCTTTACGAAAATAAGAAAGGAAAAGTTTAAATATGCATAAAAACAAAAAAAAGAAACCAAAAAGATATTAAAAAAAAGGAGTATAAAAAATGGATAATATAGAAATGGCAATAGGAACACTAGAGGCAAGAATGGCGAAGTCTCTAAAGGGAATAAATGATTCTATTGATGCACGAATTGCAACGTCAGTTAAAACTCAAATAGCCAATAGCATTGAGTTTCAAGTTAACAATCACCTAAAAGCAATTCAAAATATATCAATAGATAAGGCTTTAACTGTTGAACAGTTGACTCGATTATATCAAGATGTGTATCAAGCACTGCAAGATTTAAAGTTAAATACAAATGGATATGGATTATATGAACAAATGCAACAGCTTAACAATGCGTTTCAATCAACACGTGGCGAATTGCAAACAGTATCAAATAATGTTGAAAAATTAATCAACAATAAATACATTGAAGCTGAAATCACCAAAGAACAGTTAAGAGCGTTATATGACCAAACAGACTCCACCGGTGATGAGTTAGCACGTAAATTTAAGATGAGTGTTACAGAGGCATACAATCATTTGAATTGTAAGCGTAAAGACTTGAAAATGAGAAATGAATTCAAATTATATTTAGAAAAGAAATTACAAAAACAAAAGGAATTATTAAATGCCACTGTATAGTTTTAAATGTCAGTCATGTGAACACATACAAGACAATTTTTTTTCATTAAATGATAAGAAAATAGTTAATTGTGAATCGTGCCGAAGCACAAACATGAAGCAATATTTTGGAGGTCATAACGTATCAATTCATGGCTTTACAGAGTTTGACGACCCACGAGGCACAGGTGGAAAATTAACAATGAAAGAAATTAAAGAAATTGAGAAGAAGCAAAAACTTGTATATGGTGGGCATGACGAACTAAAAAAAGAAGCAGATAAAAACCGTCGTTATAACGAAAACAAAACCAAACAAAAACTGGAAGGCATTATTGATAAAAGCGTAAATACATTGCATAAAAAATATAATAGTTAGGAGGTGATCATGCCATTAGAATATAATAAAAGTAATAAAGCATTTAAAAAAAATGTTAAAACTGAAATAAAATCTGGTAAGCCAATTAAACAAGCGTTAGCCATAGCATACAGCATTAAAAAAAGAAAAAAGAAAAAATGATTAAAAATTTAGAAATTGTCAAATTTGACTTTTGTTTTTATACGATTGAAAATTATAATGTCTACATTTACAACAATGAGCATATTTGCGAATTAATCGATAATATAGACGATTGGTTAGAATCGCATGATGAATTTGATACTTTCTGGATTAACATTAACTGACAAAAAGGAAAAGGAAATGAAAATAACTGAATTTAATAAAATGGTATGTGAACGAGAAGGTGGGGAAGAAGAATTGACGATTGCACAAATATCGGAAGTAATTAAAATAGCTGATGAATTAACAAATGGCATTTTATATAAAGTTATTGAATTAATGCCCACGGAATGTAGAAAATGTTCAACATAATTGGTAATCTTGTAGGATCAGTTGTTGGAACGGTTGGGGATGTTGTTAAACGTGACCAACAAATTAAAAAAATTAAAGAAAAGGGTAAGCTGGATATTCAACAAGCAAAGGTTGATCTGGATGTTGCTAAACTAAAGGCACAAATTAAACAACAAGAAACACAAGCTGCCAACGATATGACCTATGACATGCAAGTCTTAAAAAATAGGCGTGAATCGTTCATTGATGAGTTTATAATCTTAGGCTTTTTTGTCATTATGATTCTAACGTTTATCCCAGCCACACAGGCAACAATGGCGCAAGGATGGAAAGCATTGAATGACACTGCATGGTGGTTTGAATTTGGAATTGTAGGAATACTTGTCTCAACACTTGGCCTTAAAGATGTGTTACGTATTTTTCTTGGCGGTTCAATCGATAAACTAAAAAAAAACGGTAAATGACCAAAACGTAACGAATTCTAAAATAGCCACGACTAAAATGGAATCCAATATAAACCAGTCGAATTCGACCCCTTTAGAATACGATCTTATCTTTGATGTTGTTGATACGTTTAACAAAACCAAACTTGGTGACTTATGCATCGGTGACAAAAAATGGGAATGTATCAGCGGTAAATATGGGAATGGGGCATTGTTAAAGGGTATGTACAAAATTGAAGATTGCTACAAATTGAAGCCGATTAAGGGTAAAACAGAGGCTTATACAGGTAGAAAATTTCCTTGGGTAGCTAAACTCAATCCACAATTCAAAACAGATCGCACAGGCTTATTGATACATCCTGACGGAAATAAAGAGGGGACGAGGGGATGTATTGGGATATCTAAAAAAGAAAATGATGTTGAAGTCTATAATGCAATTAGTAATTTATTAAAAAATAGAAAAGAATTGATACTATATGTTAATGCGTAGTATAATTTAGATGAGTAATCATATTTTGGCCTACACCCTTTGTTTTTTTGTATATCTTTTAAATCCGTAGGCCAATTCCTAACTAATCTTTTTTATAGCGTTTTACGATGTTTTGACCGATTTGTTTTAATCGTCTAACTGAATCGTAATTACTAGGTATGGGAGCATCCCATCTTTTAAATTGCATTGCTGCTGGTGTTGGTCTGCCTTGTTTGTCTTTTAATGGTTGGCTTTGTTTAAGAATTTGTGTTGCTTTACGTAATAGGAATTTACCACGTGTTAGTTTACGTGACGGACTAGCCTTACTAACATCCCTAACAGGCTTAGCAACACTACCACCGGAACGGTTATACTCAGCCATTTTCTTATTTGTACGCTTGTCATAGCGTTTATACTTTTCTTCCGCACTTAACATCACCCGATACTATTAATAAAATTCGGTATCTGTGGAATTTCATAGTTATCAATGGAATCCTGGACCATAGCGTCAGCGATTTCAGGTTGTGGCATTTCAGGCATTGGCGGTTGTGGCATTGTTAGCCCCAGGCTATCTGTTATCGTACTAATTGCCGATACTTGTTGTTCCACAGGCAATACACCAATTAATTCAATGATATCTTTTAAACTCATGTTTACGTTTTTGATGTACGCATTAAAATCTGGTTCTGGCAATGGCACTTGCGCTTGTTCATCTTGATCTTCTTTTATTTTATTTATAATTGCTCGGTAGTTTGGGTAATCCAAAGTTTTTAATATTAATTCTTTAACGTCTGGGTTATTGATATCACCAAAAATTCCTTGTTGAGCTAGTTGCATGGTCGTTGCAGCGATTGCGGACTGTGATTGTGGCAATGAACTTCCAGCGGTTATCTCTACTTCATACTCGCCGAGCGTTAAATCAGATTTAATGGTATCAATACCATTTAATTCGTTTGTCATCATGTCACGATCATATATGTTTATTTCCATTTCACCCATTTCGTTAGGTTCCATTAACGCAAATTGTGTACCACTGGCCATTCGAATGATTCTTGGTTGGTTATAGTATAGCTGGATTAATACAACAGCTTTATTACTAATATCGGTTAAGAAGTTTTTAAAGTTACGTTGCATCTCACGAATAGATGACATTGGGGATTCAATCAGATCACGTACCATTTGGCCACTGTTTACCCCGGTCGGACGTTCACCTGAAAGCATAATCTCATTGATACGTGCAATCTTGTATGCATCCTGTTTCAAATCTTGTATATGCTGTCTCATAATTTGGATATCTTGTGTGAGTTTATTAGTAACCAACATCGGTTGTGTCATTGGATCACCCGGTTGGCTTCCAATAATATCGAAATTACCTTGAAAGTGTCTTCGGTAGTTTTCGGGAACAATCAACATTGACTTATATTTAACAATTAACTCTTGCAGTTTTGCGTATGCATTGGTTAGACGTGCTTGTATTTGCATTAAATCCTCAACATCGCCTTGACCCATTAGAGAATCGCTTTGTGTTGGTGAATAAGTAGCAAATGGGAAACCAAAAGGATAATCGATTGGCCGATCTTCCAATATTTCCTCACCACTAAAAATGATTAAACGTCC